TGCGCGCCATAGGGTTAACACATCACCCCTAGGCCCGCGCGCCTCTGCGCGCCTTAGGGTGTAGGGTGTCTTTCGGCCGACGGACCGGCACTTGCGGGCTGCAGGCCAAGACCTTAGTTGAAGGGCCGGCCATAAAACTTAGAATTAATTTAATAATTTATTCTTCCCCTAAATCAATGTGTATATCCCCATCACTTTCCTCGTCATCAAAGTCTGGTTGCACGCAACCACTTTCTTCGTCTGACTCGCTACCCAAAGATTGCGTCTCGGAACAAGCAGGCGTAGCCGCGCGTGGTCCGGGGTTGTTACGTTTCCACTCTTCAAACGAACTCTTTTGTTGTTTAGACCAATCACGCATGTATTGTTCACCAATTGCTNGTGCCTCGGCAGAATCTTTTTCCACTCCAAAGTACAGGTGTGGCGGTACGGTCACCGACACTAGGCTGTTTTTTGGAGGGGCAACAATCCTTGCCGAACGCGTGAGTGGAGGCGGTTCCGGTAGATCAGCACCAGGCGTGGGAGGAACAAACTCCGCAGCCTTTAAGTCTTTGGCCAACTTCTGCCAGCCAGGAGTTGGGCGAAACACACTGCTCGAAGAGCCCAGCCATCGCTTCTCCTCTTTGTCGTCCACCGGAACGAACAAACGAGGTGGCTTGCCAAAAGTGTGAAACTCCCATTGGTCAAATCGACGCTCGATTGCAAGGTAATCCTTCTCCAATGGAAAGCATTCTCGAATAGTCCAGTTGGACGTAACCACCACGATCTTTGGACGGATGACCGTGCTACCGCCTTTTACCTCGACGGGAAAGGGATAACGGTCTGTCCAAATTTTAAAAAAGTGTGCCATGCGAGTGCAGACTTCTGGGTCTACATCCTCGATGACCACGTTTTGATCGTTCGAGATGCCATCCCACCACTTGTTGAGCATTTTGAAGTAAGCACCAGGATACGTATCATGTGCATGGCGTGATTTCCCAGTTCCAGCAGGGCCAAATAACCAAAGACATTTGCCCTCCATCTCTTCCAGCGGTTGGGCTCGAAGCCAGTCGAGACGGATCGCCTTCAAACGATGCCCATGTACAACCTGGATTTGGGCATCTACATCCTCAAACTTGCCTTGTTGCGCTAGGTTCAAGGCATTGATCCAACGATCCTTTTCTGCCGCTCCCCCTTTGTTGCCACCGCGAGCAGCCGCGACGCTCGGGGCCTCGTGGGGACGGTTTTCCCACCACTCTCCGTCTTTTTTGCAATACGCGATGCTTGCTTCGAAATCTTTGCAAATTTCAATGTGGTAGCGCGGCCCAAGCAAGTTCGCCACATTGCTCCAGGCGCGCGCTTGCGTGAAACGCACCGTGCCTTGCAGGTGGGGAGTCCCCTTCTCCCCCACCTCTTTTCCGAAGACGATATAGTCGGCAGCCTCTGCGACCTTCGTCTGGAGATGTTCCATGTCACCACCTCCGTAGTTGTTAAGCGTGAAGCAGAATGCACGAGCGCGTTCGGATGGGGCCATTTGATTAAATTTGTGAGGAGAGATCTTGTTGATGTATTATTTTTCAGGAGTCGCATGTATTTATATATGCGCCTCCTATGAAAGATATGTATCGGCCACAAATATTCCGTATCTCCAGATCGTGTTCTTATCTTTAGTCTAACAGATTAAAATAGTCTCTTGGCACGATCGTCACGAACAAACTCAGCATGTTAACCCCGACAGGGGTGACGTTCGGAAAGTTTCCGAACCCGTTCACGTCGTACGTGATATACGCATCTTCATTGAGAACACCGTTGAGAATGATAGAGGATCGAAACCAGAAAGACTGGCACGACGTGACAGCCGGACCTGGTGCGATCATGTTTGCAGACGTCCCAAAGACGTCGTTACCCATGTTGTTCACCTCTGTGTTCACCCTACAACCGGAGATCGAAAGCAGATCGATGGGCGTGATTGAGTTGGCATTGACAGCGCAATCCAAATACCAGCACAACTCAAACTGGGCCCCGGCCCATCTTTTGGGGATCGTAATTCTGTTCCCCGTCCCAAATGTACCGGAGAACACCAGTCCCATATCGAATCCCCCCAGTACTCTATTCGCAGCAAACTGTGTGGCGAAGTCGATCGAGATCGTAGATCCGACGTTTGGAACCTCGTAATACGTACTTAAAACCTCTTTTGCGGGAATGCCGCCGAAAGGTTGTTCCTTGTAAAACGAGAACTCGTAGTGTACGTATAGAGAGCCCACGATCACGCCCAATCCAATGCTTCCTCCTTGCGTAGCAACAGTGGTTTTGCACATATCAAAATCACGAGCTGTGTTCACCTGTACACTTGCAGCCAATTGTACGGGTCTAGTGTAGAAAACTTTACGTTGAAGTTCCTCGGGATCGCATTCGATGCCGTGGATGCAGTTATCACTCATCTTGACTTCATTCGAGTAAGCGCTGTTGAGCATCATTGATTTGGAGTTATAGTCCGCGTCCGTTACGTCGTATTCGGTAGCGATGATAACACTTCCAACGCTTGATGTCGAAGAGTTGTCCGACGCCGTCGACTTGAACTCGAACAAAACACCTCGTGGTTTGTATTGGTCAAACTGCATAGCGATCGAAGAGAGCCACGGAAACGTGTTAACATTAGCAGGGTTAACATTGTACGTTTGAGCCCAGAATTCACCCGGGATGGTCGGGTGTGTCGCAATATCCCCAATGTATTCTTTGAAACGAATCGTCGTTTCCCTACCCTGGGTTTGAATGACGACAGGACTGTCGGAGCTTCCCGTTACGAGAGAGTTCGCCTTGATATCGTAGTCCCCAAAGCCTGTCCAGGCACGGAGCATTTTTTGAGCGCGATCTCCTGCAAAACCCCCAACACGACTACCAAGCTTGTAACCAAAAGAGCGATTGGCATCACAATTGCACGCCATATTGTGAAAAGGTAGAAAGAACATTCTTTCAGGTTTTTTACCGTACAATATGGCACTTCAACTTGTTAGTTACGCCCCCCGACGCTTGGTACGATATGCCCCCCAGCGAAGTAGAGCTTCTTATCGCCGTCCTTATGTTCGTAGGCCGACTTATCGTCGGGCTCGTGCGAAAGCGTTGCAGCCAATCCGAACAATCTGTAAGAAGGTTAGACGAAGCGTAGAGCATGGGAGCATCGTCAAGACCGTAACCCCCCGCTCGACGAACATTGTGGAGGTCCCTTTCAAGTTGAAGTCAGGCTGGGCGATTTTCCGAACCCCAACTCCTGATGGTGGCCATAAGTTGAATTTCGTTAGCCAATTCACCGAAGCCAAGGTGTATGGTCGCCTCTCCAAGACTCCCGGTGCTGTTAAAGCTGCTCTTACCTCGGCCTGGGGCGGAGACGCTTCGATCGCCGTTAAGCTGATTTGGGCCGCCCGCCAAACTGCACAGCCGGTAAATTGATATATATAATCACAAATTTACTCATGTATATATCTAACACTCCAGCAAACAGCTCCCACCACTCCCGGAAGACATGGACGAGGATTATTAGAATCTGCATTACGGGCAAGAAAGAGAGTTCGCCCGTCGGATGATGTTGCAGATGAGGTAAATTAAATTAAATAATTTTATATGTTCCAATTGGCGTCCTTGCGTTCCCACCAACCCCGAATTGCTTTGTCTCCAAGAGCCACGTTGTTTTGTGCAGCGCGCGTCAATGTGGCTTGGTTTATTTCGCGAACTCGGATCGAGTTCATGAGGTTGTCCATTGCTCGCTCTTCTTCGGCCTCTGTCCTTATGCGCTTGTCGGCATACCAGTCAGGCTGGATTACTGGCTCGCGACGTCGAATTGGCTTCGGAGACGTGTGCCTTTGTAGTCTATGTGGCGACGCACTGACAAGTCTGTATGTGTAAGTGCCTGCCATTGCTCTGCTATCCGTCCTCAGGTTATCCGTCCAGTTGATAACTTTGCGGTGGCGCATTGGTCGATCCCCCATATTTTCCGTAAGAAGTTTTGTGGCCGTTCCAAAAAATTCCGTATCGCCAGATCAAAAAAGAAAAAAAAAGCGGCCTTCGTCAGAAGTTGCGGACGCAAGCTACCACCTATCCAGTTCTTATCTTTTTTGGGGTGGGTTAGGTAAGTACGCTAGTACTCTAGTATTACCCTAACCCCCCCCTGTGCGGTTTGAGCAAAAACGCACGTTAAATGTATTCATTTCAAAACTTGTTAACTCTGATGTTTACATCCGACGAGACAAGTATAAAGAAACGCGCCAGCGTTTCAACCCCTATGCCCGCGCGCCTCTGCGCGCCATAGGGTTAACACATCACCCCTAGGCCCGCGCGCCTCTGCGCGCCTTAGGGTTAACACATCACCCCTAGGCCCGCGCGCCTCTGCGCGCCATAGGGTTAACACATCACCCCTAGGCCCGCGCGCCTCTGCGCGCCTTAGGGTGTAGGGTGTCTTTCGGCCGACGGACCGGCACTTGCGGGCTGCAGGCCAAGACCTTAGTTGA